TTTCCCAAAGTTCAATGCTAACACTACGGAATCGATCTTCGTCGTGATAGCCTGCCCATTCGGGATTGCTTTGGGCAAAGAATCCGCGACTGTAAGCATTGTCAGTGCCGCCGCCATAGCCAATCCAAATACCACGCCACTGCTCGTCATCATGCGGATCAAAGTCCGTGCGAGTAATTAATACTAAAACATCATCAATATCCACAACACCATCTACAATATCGCGGATACATCGGCTATAACTTAATCCAATTTTCATATAATCACATTTTCACTTTTTGGTGTTTTAAAAACATTCTGTCCACAACGTCTAATAGCGTCTGCTAATTCCTGTGGAGTATCTCTAGCATAATCCTCTAGTTCGTCTTGCGATATATCACTTTCAAACGCCCATATCTCTGGAAATCTCTGTGGGTTGGCTTGTGCTCTTAGTATAGCATATCTAGGGATAGGAAAGTCAACTTTATCGTCACCTTTCAGCACAGCCCAAAACTTTTTCTTTTCGTATTCGCTTACATTAACAATCCACTCGAATCCAAGTGTGTCAAAATATGCTACGTATGCTGACATGTTAACCTCGAGAACTAGTTGATGTCTTTGATATAGTAGGGCCATCGGACACAAAATCCATACTGGCCATACGACCTTCATAAAGTTTACCATTCCATTTCATGGCAATCTTTACTGCTTTACTAACAATCACATGCAATACTATATGCTCTTGGAAATCTTGAACAACTGCTTCGACAATCTTCCCACTAGCTGATTGTTTAATTTGACAAGTATCACTGTGTCTCGTTATTGTATTCACGTTCTTCCCCTAGGGTGATTAAAATACTTTTCACACTGTTCCATCGAAAACTTTTCCAGTGTCCTGCTTCCATATCAAACACTGGCATGACATCTTCATTTGTCTTGCGTTCTTTTTTAGATTCTAAAATTGTAGGATCTTTGAACATGACATAAGTTGGGTTGGTGGTACATTTCATAACACGTTCTGTACCATCCTTTTTGGTAAATGTCACAGTAACAGGACCAGATTTAAGATTGCTTCGTAGCCACTTCTTAAATCTGTCCAAGTCTCGTTCGCTTAGATTGCCAACCGTGTTCATTCTGCGCTTTCTAGTTCTGAAACACGTTGACGCAAATTATGAACCTCTGCTTCTAATTTGGCAATGTGTTCAGAAATTTGTAACATAAACTTGTGAGTATTCTCACCAGTAGTTTTTACCATCTCAGGCACTGACATTTTTTCTTTTACTTCTTCCATTTAAATCTCCAATAAAATATTTGGGTTCCAACCAGTTTCCTCGTCGTAACCATCGTTCTGGTAACCACGTGGGTTACATACAACACGAGTCTCGCCTATGACATAATCAAACGGATGATGAGTGTGACCATGTGTCCACAGAACAATCTGCGGGTGATCCATGATAAACTCACTCAAGTCACTGTGGTAGCCACCATTCATCAATGTGTCGTTGCCGTACATTGGATGACAGCTTTGAAAGCTAGGACTATGATGTCCAACTACCACACACTTTTTGTCCTTGTGTTCTTGCACAATCAGTTTGATGTAGGCAAGAGTCTTGTCATGACGTACTGCAACATCCAACGCACTCATAGTGGCGTAATTTCTTTTGTCATTACGAATGATACGAAAGTCGTTCATCAAGCCTTCAATGGCATGCATTGTAAGTGGATCACGCTTGTTCATGTTGGTCCATAGTGTTCCACCCACAAATACCACATCATCAATGATCTTTGTGTCTTGCTCTAACATATACACGTTAGGGTATTTGGCGCACTCGTCACGCATGTAATCGATACCAGCATAAAACTTGCCATTGTAGAATTCGTGATTGCCCATGATGTAGATCACATGTGGAAACTGAAAACTACAACGCTTGAAGAAATCACGGAATCTTTGAGCTGACTGTTGTCTACGACCTAGCCCAGTACCTGCCGCAATAGCGGCTTGGTCACTAGTATTGTTTAGCTCAGGATGATCGTGCAGATCCTGGGCGATACAAATATCACCACCGAGGATCAGTACGTCATAGTTCTGATCATTAACAATATTGATATCACTAAACTCCAAGTGGAGATCAGATACCAGTTTGATCTTCATAGATTTTTTCTTTCTCAAATGGCCAAGGCAATCCCTGGCTTTCTAATACAAAACGCTGAGCATCTTCTTTGGTAAGACGTCCAGCTTCCACTTCTTCAATAGCATGGCGCAATGCATCTTCAACTAGCTCATTAAAGGTTATATCACGCTCGTGTGCCATTTTCATATATTGTAACAGATCTTCATCCGAAAAGTCAACCTGTACTTGCACCCGTGTGTCATAGCTTTCTCCTGCCCGAATAGCCAGTGCCTTTTGGATAAAGTCATCTAGCACATCCAAATCCACATAGTCAACATCGTCCCATGCTTCGTTCAAATTAACATCACGCATCTCTGCTTCCTTGCGATGCTTTTCTTGAAACTTTGGATTGATCATTCTGTAAGCACGATCATTGGTATAATCGCACATGCTGACTTCGTAGACCTTTTGGCTCTTGGTACTAAAGGTGATACTAAAACTGTATCCACCCTTGCCGTGAACACCGTTCCACGAATCTAATGTATAGCTATTGGACCCGTAACATGCCCAACCATAATCACTGCCTTCAGTAATTTTGTAGTCTGTCAATTCCATCCATTCTTTAATTGTAATCATTTGAACACCTTTGCATCAAAAATAATTGCTGAACCCAACACAATAAAAAATACACCACCCAACGTGTCCCCAAGAGCCACACTTGCAACTCCATTTAACACGTTTATTCCACCCACAGTATATCCGATCGTTATACGGTTACGACCAAACCATTCCATAAATTTTTCCATTATTCTTCAAATCCTTCTTTGAGTAATTTTTTATGTTCCCATTCTTCGTCTGCTTTTGCACGAGCAACTTCACGTGCTTCTTCACATGGTGTGCAATATGTATGCACCCAACCGCCACCTCTGCGCTCACCAACATTGCCACAGCTTTCGCAAGTGACACCTGTTAGGCTTTCTGCCAGTGATACCATACCATCAATGTAGTCATCTCCACCTGAGTAATAAAATCTCAGTGTACCAAACTTTTCTTTGACTTGGTCCAAGGTCACCTGCGGAATTGATTCTGGAACAGTTCTAAAGTCTCCAGCAACAATTTCAGCAAGACGTTTTTCTTTGTACTCATCGTTAGGCAACGCCTTTGTGGTTTCTTCAAACAAGTCAAAGTTGCCTGCCTTGGCCTGTGCGGCCATTTCGTTGTAGTCAATGGCCCACTTGCGCTGTTTCTCTTTCCAGTCAATGTGATGTTGGATACTGCCCATAAGCTGATCTAGTATATTGAACCAACCATCACCGCATTCAAATCCCCAACACATACAAGTTTCTTGCATAGGCTTGAGGCGGTTAACCATCATCTTTGGATACTTCTCGCACAACAATTTATCTAGTTCTTGTTTCATTTTATCTCATCCGGTGTTATTGGAAAATGACTGATAATCAAATCCAGTGCCGCAACAGTCTGCATGTTAATTCCTACGTCCTCGGGGTGCATCCAATAACCTGTAGGATTGGCATCACTTTTAGGATTTTTCTTCCACTGCTTCAATTCTTTCTTAAGATACGCACGATAGTCTTTTAGATTCATGCTAGTAATACGATCAGCAGTTTCGCCGTCAATCCATTGATATGGTTTATGTTTTGCTTTAGTCATAGTCTACTCCGGGCATTTTCTTTTTACCTTCCCAATGATCTCGTGTTACGCATAGTCCTTTATGCTTAACACGCATTGGATGATCTAAGTTTGGTAGCTGTACACGTACTGCCTCGCAGTCTTTTCGGCTGTTAAATTGTAGAGTATCTTTACTCATAAAGTCTCCGGCAGGACTGTACATAGCAACAATTAAAATCCAACTGTATGTCATTCTACGGTACCTTCCACACGTTTGCCTTCTTTAATCATACGCATTAGAATACGATTCTTTTCTTTTTGTTCTGCCTTAGCACGTTTGTCATCGTCGCTGATCTTAAGCATACGATCGTATTCACGTGCCCAACGAACACCATTTATCCAATCTTCCAATCGTTCTAAACTGCCTACAAATAGTTCAGCATCACGATTGTAAATTGGTAGTGCTTCGTGATCCTTAGGTAAAAGACTTAAGGCACCGTGATCTTCCGACCAATCAGTGTGTTTGCTCTTGGCAAACTTAAAGCCCAGTTTGTCGATTTCTTCTTCGATACGCTTGATTCTTTGAATTGTGTTCCAACCGCTCATTGTGCCACCTTTACATAGTGTAGTCTAGTCACATCATTTTGATGTTTCCAATGTTTATTGCAATCTTTAACTTTGGCTTTAACTATAACAGCTGGTCCTAAATTAAGATCCGTTTTGTTCATCCAAGATACCATCTTATTGTTTATTATAGCATCTATATTCCAGCCTTCAAAGTTTTTTGACTTAACTGAGGAAATAATTTCTGCATCCAAATCTTTAACAACACTACCAATTTCTGCTAACGCACCTTCCTCGACCTGTTGTGCGGCTCGTTTAACTTTGGTTTGAGCAACATCTCTTACATGAACACTGGGCAAACAGGCTACGTATCCAAATTGGTTTTGTTTTACTGTGTCGCCGGATAGGATGGTGTTGATATTAGTTTGAAAATCGTTTTCACCTTCTATGGCGCTGAACATAAATTTTCGAAAATGTTTTTTAATTTCTTCTGCCTGTGCTGTATCTTCAGGCAGAACCTTAAGTGGCATTGGAGCATCTTTTGGATCAGCTGTCCAAATAGTATGATCTAGTGTACAAAGCATAAGCATCTTATTGGCTTTTTTAGAATACATAAAAACCCCGTCTTCGGCCCAGACGTTTTCTGCTTCTTTCATGTAAGCACCGTTGATGCGCTGTGCCGCACAGGCTAGCTCTAGAACCTGTTGCGTGGGAAACTCTTTATTAGCCATTTCGCTCTCTGTGTGTAGTTGCTATACTTTGTATTTTACAGGAAAACTGCATCCGTGTCAATCTTTTGTAGACGTACATATACCTTTTTGGTTAATTTTTTGAGTAATGGATTGTCAATTGATCCAAACTGTCCAAAATATGCCGCTAAGTTTGGACTAACATACCTGCCATTAAACTTCAATCTAGCAAGTGCCGATGCTTTGCTCATCAATCTTAATGCTCTAAATTTTCCCAAAGTACGGCAAAGTTCAATTGCAATGCTAAGTGCATAAGCATCGAGTTCGTCATCTTCTGCAAGATATTCTTTGTAGGGGGATTTAACATTTTCAGCGTATACATTATACTTACGTTTTATGCTTTGGCGTTGATGTTTGTATTCGTGTACAGTGGCATCAAATATTTGTATTAAAAATTCTGTAGTATGCTTTTTATCCCATATTGCAGATTTTTCAAAATTGTGATGTACTACTACTTCAATTGGTATTTCTTTATTTTTATCGTCTTCGGCATCGTAGTATGCGTTGACATAAAATTCTACAGGACCTAGTCCTTTATCTCTATCGGATTTTATTTTAAGATCAAATCCACGCTTTCGAAATTCTCTGCGTAACAATGTTAACAAGTTTTGAAAACTTACCCCGTGTTTGCTGTTATGTCTAACTTGATTGCAAACAGAAGATACCGTTTCCATTACTGTGTTCATTTTATAACCTATATGTTACACGACCTTTTGATAAATCGTAAGTGCTCATTTCCACTCGAACTTTATCGCCCAAAATAATTTTAATTTTATGTTGTTTTAGCCTGCCACTTAAATAGGCCAATATGATATGCTGGTTATCATCTAACTGTACCCTATACATATTGCCAGGTAATACTTCAGTCACTTGCCCAGTCAATTCCAGTAAATCGTCCTTACTCATACTTTGCTAATAATCATTTTTCCATCTTCTACTTGAATATTAAGTGTGTCGCCTTCTACCCAACCCTGTGCTTCGCAAATTTCTGGAGGAAGTTTCATAATGACATTATCCGGATCTCCAGGAATGTCTTCAAAAAGTTCTTCAGCTGTAAATGTTAATGTTGTCATTTCTTTCCAATTATCATAAATCGTTTGTATAACTGTAGTTGCAGTTCGCCTTGCCACAGAACTTTTATTTTACATTGTTCTGCAAAATCGTCAACCGACTCGGCAAGCCTAACATGTTCTGCTATCTTATAATTATTACTTTGTAGCACCAGCAAACTATTTATTGGCATTCGTCCCAACCAAATATTATATTGCTCTTGCGTAATATGTTCACAACTTGTATTAATAATAATGTCGCCGTGTACTGGAACAGTACACATGTCACCGGTAATAGCTTTGAATTTACCGTCCTGTTCTTCTATCTTATTCATCATGGTGGCAACATGCTGGCATAGCGGGTCAATGTCTACACTGGCAATATATCGAGCAGGTATTTTACTTTGAAATATCATACTGGCCAGTACACCTACCCAACCACCGTGTATTTCTATACGGCTAGGTTTAGTTACAAACGGCTCTAAATTATCTATAAGCCATTCTTTGCTTTTCATCTGCCCACTCCAAAACGCATCAAGGGTACGCATTGGATTATTGCTTTCTCGGATAGCGTTCATCCAAAAATGTAAATGTTCTGTATCAATCTTCATCGTCACTCCAGGGTACTGGTCTCCAACCTAATCGATTTAAGTCTAATTCAATTTCTTCAGTAACTTGACCTTCTGGTACATAACCGTCGCCTTTGGCTCCAGTTAACCCGTAACCAAACTCGCTATCACTATTACCGATACCGCTACAGTACCAATCAATATAATCGCCTTGTTCACGCATGTCGGCAACAATTCCTCCAGCATGACGCCAACTAGCAGACCAAACTTCGCCCTTCATTTCTTGCCAAAACTCACGACTTTGCCAAGTCATATTACACATGGCCGCATACAAGTTTTGAGCATAGGCATCACTGGCTTTGACTTTATCGCATAGTTCTTTACTACTACGTAAGTCGTATTCCATGTTGTTCCGTTGCCAAGCAGGATCGTGGATCTTGTTAGCATCGTCGATCTTAATCTGATCCCACCAGTCGATGTATGCTTGGTTGGGCTCTTCGCCCGCTTCCTCAGCCCGCCGGATTGCACCTTCTTTTTGGAAGGTGTGTCGTTCAGGACTTGATGCTACTTTTTTCATTAATGCCAATTTCCTCGGAAACAATGTAACACTTCGTGTGCAACTGAATCAGGATCTGTCTTAGATCCAGTAATAATCAAACAAGTATTTTGGTCCCAAAAACTACAAGCCATACTAGGTTGTTTGTAAGTTGGCTTTCCTCGGCGCACCCGCTCGGCATTACATGCTTTATCTACATCGTCGGCGCCCCGCCAAGTAATTGTCGATGTACCTATAACATTCTTATTAACTTCTATAACGCCAATATTTTGTGCCATAGCTATATTAGAAATGAATGCTAAAATTAAAAATACTGTTTTCATAAAATGCCTTTCTGTGCCTGTGTTAAAAATGGTGTAGACGGCAGGATTCGAACCTGCAAAGCATGACTAAGTCACAAGCCCTGTCCCTCCGTTCAGCTGGGGGTCAGCTTACTTGGAGGAGGTATACCATGTTCCACTCACGTCTACCATGTAAGTATACTATCTTTTGAGTTCCGTGTCAATTATTTTTGAGCAGTATTCAACCCACGTTAAATACACTTGATGAACTTTAACCAAATACCTTTCCAAAACATTGTCCAATTTGGACAGCAAACAATGTTGGATCGTCCATTATTTAACATTAGTTGGATCCTGGGTAGATTTTGTAATTATAATTGTAGCTATTGTTGGCCATATGCCCGCAGTGATCGATTGGATTACCAAACACTGGAAGTATATAAGAATACAATAGACGAGATAAAACGTCAAGCTCGTTTGAATGGATTTACCGAATTTCATTGGAGCTTTAGCGGCGGCGAACCTACAGCATATAAGCAATTGCCAGAATTGGTAAAACATCTAGACGAAACCCAAAGTACTTACCAAAGTATACACCTGACTACCAATTTGTCACCCGGATCAAAATGGTGGAACACATGGTGTCAAAATACTGCTTTGCTACAACGTAGAAGTATTACTGCCAGCTTTCACGATGAGTTTGCCAAGGAACAAGAGTTTGGCGACAAGTGCTTGCAGTTGATGTATGAACTTGTGCATGTTACTGTTAATCAAGTAATGGTTCCAGACAAGTTCTTTGAAACAATGGAACGCTGTGAGCGATTACGTGCCCGTGGGATTAATGTAACTCTTAAACCGCAAAGCAACGATACTGCCACTGCTATTGTAGAAGGCTATACTCCTGAAATGATTAATATCATGCAGAATGATTTTGAACAACAAGAAGGGTTTCAAATACGATTAACAGACGGCGATCAAAACTACTTTATAGATCAAGCAGAGCGTTTTAACGCACTCGGATTTAATAAATTTCAAGGATGGACTTGCAATGCAGGCTATCAGAGTGTTATAATAAGAAGTACGGAAGTCAAACGTGCTTATAGTTGTAAAGAAAACAATATAGGGAATATCCTTACAGGGTTTGATTTATTTAAAGAACCCAAACTATGTATCACACCCACTTGTGTAAGCAGTGCAGACAGTAAAATACCAAAGGAAAAATTATGACACATCGAATTTTAATTATGGGCTTGCCCGGCTCTGGCAAGACTACACTAGCCACTAGTCTAAAAAAATTACTAGAAGAATGTGGCAAAACAGTTACTTGGTTTAATGCAGACGAAGTACGCAAGCAGTTTGATGATTGGGATTTTAGTGAAGCAGGCCGTATTCGTCAAAGTAAGCGTATGTATGATTTGTCTGCTACATGCGGCACAGACTATGCACTTTGTGACTTTGTTGCTCCTTTAGTTGAAATGCGTAATAACTTTAAAGCAGACTGGACTGTATGGATGGACACTATCCGTGAAGGCCGTTATGCTGACACAAATAAAATGTTTGTAGAACCTGAGATATACGACTTTAGAGTTAATGAACAGGATGCAGACAAGTGGGCGGATTTTATTGCGGATCATATCGTTGATAATCGACGTCGTCCTGTATTTGATTGGAAGAAAGAAACAGTACAGATGCTGGGACGCTGGCAACCGTGGCATGATGGACATCGTGCGCTGTTTGAGCGTCTGTTGGCCAAAACTGGCCAAGTTATAATCCAAGTACGTGATGTACAAGGTTGGCAAGGTAGCAATCCATTTGAAGTAGAAAAAGTCAAGAGTTTTATTAAACGTGACTTAGATCCATTGTATCAAGGCCAATACGAAATACAAGTTGTTCCTAATATTGTACATATTGGTTGGGGACGCGGTGTCGGTTATACTGCCGGAGAAGAAACGTTTGACGATGCAGTAACAGATATCAGTGCTACAAAAATCCGCAAGGAACTAGGTTTAAAATGAGATTAATATTAAAAACATTATCTTGGAGAGTGATCGGTTCTGCTTCAACCTTTTTAATATCTTATATAGTTACAGGACAGCTAGTTTTAGCAACTGGCATTGCAATAGCACAAATGGTAGTCAATACTGTATTGTATTATATACATGAAATTGTTTGGAATAAAATTAAATTAGGGATGAAATAATGTTTCGCTTTAACGAGTTATTAGATGTACATTTAGAGATTACTAACAACTGCCAAGCCAGTTGTCCCATGTGTTCGCGCAATCGTAATGGAGGCTTAGAGAATCCTTTAATAAAATTAAATGATTGGTCATTGGAAGATTTCAAAACTATTATGACTCCCGAAGTACTCAATCAAATAAACGGTTTTTTCTTTTGTGGGAATTTTGGAGATCCTATATTGAACAAACAACTGATTGACATGTGCAAATATTCTACAGAGACTAATCCTAATCTTAATGTGCGTATACACACTAACGGCAGTGCTAGAACTACCAGCTGGTGGAGTGACTTGGCTAGAGCATTACCAAAAATCCATACAGTAGTATTTGCGTTAGATGGACTTAGTGATACACACAATATCTACCGTATCGGAACAAGTTTTGAAAATATAATAGAAAATGCTAAGGCATTTATTGCCGCCGGCGGAACTGCTGAATGGTGTTTTATCAGATTTAAACATAACCAGGATCAAGTAGAAAAAGCTAGGCAGATGAGCAAGGATCTAGGGTTTGCCAGTTTTGTTATGAAAAATAGTTCTCGTTTTCTACTCGAGCCTAAAGTAGATGTATTAGATAAGAATGGAAATGTTACACATATAATCGAGCCTGCATCTGATACTCCTTTAAAGTTTATTGACAAGAAAGCCATTAATGCTTACAAGCAGATAGTATCCGAATCGGTTATTGATTGTCAAGCACTAAATCAGCGAGCAGTATATATAGACGCATTTAAGAATGTATTTCCATGTTGTTGGATAGCAAGTGCTCCATACACTTATATAGATAAAAATGATGCGGCTGAAGTGCGATATGAAATGTTATCACAATATCATGATATAGTTGAAGCGTTTGGCGGCATTGGCAATTTGAACGCTGTAGCACTTGGCGTAAAAGATATCATAGAGTCCGATAGCTATCAACACTTGTGGTACGAGTACTGGGACAAACGCAGTTTAATAACCTGTGCTAGAATGTGCGGTCGCGCACCAATAAATGATTTTGGAAAATCAAGAGATCAGGTAGTACATGAGAATTAAAATAGCAACTGACTATTCCGATCGCTGGTTAGAAACTGAACGCCCGCAACCTCTTAGTGACAACTTGATAGAAGAAACTATACAAGAAGTTCTAGATGGAAACTTGGACAAAGATATATCGGACAATGTCTATGTTAATTTTAAAGAAACTATGTCTGAATGGTTAGAAAACAGCACACTTAATAATATAGCCGGACTAGATACTTTTGGCAGAATAGATATTATGCAAGGATGTACGCAATACATTGACAGTATATACATGAAAGGTGAAGTACAAGTTTTGAATGGTGATTATAAGTATCACCATAGATTGGGAAATTGGGGAAGAACTGTAGGAAGTTTATCTCCAAAGATTCCATTAATTATTGCCATGCCGTTTCCTAGCACTGGCGCAGTACATAATCAAATGACGGAGATATTAGATGAAGCGCAAGACAAGGGAATTGGTGTACATGTGGACGGCGCTTGGCTTACTTGCTGTCGCGGAATCAACTTTGATTTATCTCATCCATCAATCAGCAGTATAGGTATTAGTTTGAGTAAAGGACTAGGCCTAGGATGGAATCGTGTAGGGCTACGGTGGACAAAAGACAAACAGCCAGACAGCATTAGTATAATGAATGATTTTCATATGTTGCTTCGAGCACCAGTTATGATAGCAAATCATTTCTTATCAAATTTTGAATCAGATTACTTGTGGAACACACACGGGGATAACTACTTTAAGATATGCCAAGATTTTAACTTAACTCCTACGCCAGCCATACATATTGCTATGCGAGATAATTGTCCAGTCGGTGTAAGCCCATTATTGAGGTATTTAGAAAGTGCAAGATAAAATACAAGGTTATGTAAAATTAATCGAAGAAAAGACAGGAAGCAAAACTTTCTGTGCTTTGCCGTGGATACACTTGGCTACCCGACCGAACGGCGATGCTAGACTGTGCTGTGTTACAAATGCCAGCGGCGCACACACTGGAGATCATACTGTAGGGTTGGTTAAAAAAGAAGATGGAGCGCCTGCCAATTTTGGTCGTGAAACTCCTTTAGAAGCATTTAATAATCAATATATGCGTAGCGTAAGATTAACCATGCTGGAAGGCAATGTTCCTGCCAGCTGTACGAAATGTTTTGAAGAAGAATCGAATGGAGTCGTAAGTAAACGCTTATGGGAAATGTATGAGTGGAATCGTGACGGTCTTGATTTTAACAAACTTATCAGTGACACTGATAATACTGGTGTAGTTCCTCCTGTTATACGATACTTGGATTTAAGACTTGGCCACACTTGCAATTTAAAATGTGTCATGTGCAGTCCGCATGATAGTAGTCGTTGGCTACAAGATTACGACAAGCTGGTCGCTAAAACAAAAAGTACTATTGTGTTGCACCAAGTGGGCTTTGATAAAGCATCATTCAATAACACATGGTATGAAAAACCAGAGTTTTGGGACGATGTGTTTGAACAGATTCCTAACATAACGCAATTATATTTTGCAGGCGGCGAGCCATTAATGATCAAAGAGCATAGACGCTTTTTAGATGAAATTATTCGTCGTGGTTATGCTAAGAATATCAGTTTGCGTTATAACAGTAATGGCATATTTGTCAACGAAGATATTATCAGTGTTTGGAGTCAATTCAAACAAGTTCGATATGCATTTAGTATAGATGCTGTTATGGAGCGCAACAACTATATTCGCTACCCAACTGACTGGGCTGATATAGAACGTAGCTTGTGGTTAATGGACAATGCCCCGGACAATGTACATTGTGCAATAGCCTGCGCGGTGCAAGTGTTTAACATTAAGCATATTATCAATTTTGCCAAATGGAAACTGAGTCAGGGATTTAAAAAGATTAATAAATTTTCACTTGACGAGTACGAAACAGGTGGTGGAATCATTAATCTACATCTATTGTATATTCCTACGTTCCTTAGTGCTAGGATATTACCCCAAGCAGACAAGGATGAAATTGTACAACAGTTTGCTGATTTTAAACAATGGCTATGGGACAACTATAGACAAGACGATAATTTCTGGAAAGATAACCCTTACGGTTGGAAACGCTGGGAAGGTATTTTAAAATTTATACAAGCAGAGGATCATACACACTTATTGCCTGACTTTAAAGAATATGTTGTTAATTTAGATGCTATTCGCAATCTAAATGCCAAGGAAGTATTCCCCGAATTGGAACACTTGTTATGACCCCAATTAAAATAAAATCTCTTGCTAAGACTAATATTCTAAATATAAGATGGAGTCCAAGTAACGTATGCAATTTCAAGTGTGATTATTGTTTTCCCGGATCAAATGAAGGCAACTTTAAAGTGCCAACTGATACTAGTATGGTAATTTCTAATTTTCAACATTTGTTTAATCAGTATACTAAATTAGGAAAAACCAAATTTCATCTAGATATAGGCGGCGGAGAGCCAACATTATGGAAAGACTTAGATAAAGTTATTTTAGAAATAAAAAAATCAAACGATGTCTACGTAAGTGTTACATCAAACGGATCAAGAACTTTGCGTTGGTGGAAAGAAAATGGTCACTTAATTGATAATGCAACATTGTCACATCATGTCAAAGAAGGTGATATCGACCACATGATTGACGTTGCTGATATACTGTATTCTTTAAATAAAAAAGTAACAATATTAGTATTAATGGATCCAACTATATGGGACTCGTGTGTTGGTGCTATTGAGCATATGAAAGCACACAGCAAATATCCCTGGTTCATACTAGCTAAAGAAGTTGTGGGATATCTTCCCTATACTACAGTGCAAAAGACTTATATGTCTAAAGAATTAAAAAGATTACCAAACCCAGCATGGTTTTTAAAAAATTATAATTTAATTTTTGACGGATCTATGAAAATATTTGAAAGTATTGTCTGGTTAGAAGATAAATTTCTTCCAATGATAGCTACTCCCAATACGTATGTCAACCGCGGATGGACTAATTTTAAAGGTTGGGACTGTAATATTGGTTTGGATTCTATCTATGTAAGCTGGGACGGTGTAATTCAAGGATCGTGTGGACAACCACTATTTGATCAAAGATATAATATTTTAGATAATAACTTTATCGATATATTCAATCCGGAATTTAAACAATCGAAGTGCCAGATGGAGTGTTGTACTTGTATTCCAGAAACACATTTAACTAAGAGTTTTAGTTAATGGAATGTCTGCCGCGCAGGTACAGAAATTACGGTCACAAGTTACGGGTTCGCTAGGTGCAACGAAGCTAGCTTCATAAATGTTGCCTAGGCTACCACCAACTCTACAAGTTGCTCTGTGTACATCTCCGTCCCAATTTATCATTAGGCTTTCTATACCTGCGTTGCAAGTCCAACCTTTGTATTTGTTTAGGTGCAATTTAATAACATCGTTA